GGTTTTTTTGTCGTACTCCAATACAGTTTCATGAACTGACTGCCACCCAAAGGCAGTTGTGTCAGCAGTTTTTCTGTCTCAGAACGGTATTCTGCAATGCGTTTTGTGAACTGATTGTTCAAACAAAGCGCAGTTTGACGGACAACTTTCTCCTGTTCAGGATCAAGGGCGCCGTCTGACTCCATTTTGACCGGGCCACCGGCAGGGAACAGTTCTTTAATGGCACGTGAAGCAAAATCAATACAAGATTCTGCCAAAACAGGATGGACAACTTTGGATGCACCTGAAAAACCTGCACCACCGGGAGCATCATTACCTAAACCAGTACGACGAAGACCATCTTCATATTGTTCGTCACGCTTTTTACGTGCTTCTTTGTCGTTATCGATCTGTTCAAGTAGTTCGGTGGCTAAATCCTGTAGATAAGTCGTTCCAAGGTCTTCAGCCAGATTATCGTCAAACTGTTGTTCAGCTTCTTGATCTTCTTCATCGGGAACGATAACACTTCCGTCTTCCTGTTCGATAAACTCGGCATTCTCAGAATCGTCAAGATCTTCGTAATAGGACTCTTCTTCCTGTATAGGAACAATAGGATCTTCAGGTTCCAGATAAGAAGGGTCGTTTACGTGGATCATAATGTTTCCTGAAAATTATTGAGTCAGTTTAGCACATTTTTGAGGTTGTGCAATAAGGTGTTAAATACCACCTCCGATTAACGACCGCCGATATTCGTTATACCAACTCATCAGACCGGCTGCAACATCTGTGTCCCCAGGATAGTCTAACAACGATGGCGGGTCATATTCATTCTTTGAGCGATACCATTGCCTAAACGCTTCGTCATCGTCCAACTGATGTGCGATATCTTCACTAGTCATAAACGATTGATTAAATCGTTGCATGTCAACATTATCCAACTCGCTAACATCCGAGAAGTTACCAGACTTCACGAAATCTTGAAGATACGGAATATGTTCGGCTTTCGGTTTACCGTTGTGTTTGCCTTTGATTTGATTGATGTTGAATTTAGGAGGTTCTTGAAGATATTGTTGATATTCAGGCGTTTCAGAAGCCAACTGATCGTGTAATTTTATTCTTTCACTCGTGGAAAGTTTAACCCCGTTCTGTTTAAGACCTTCATAATATTGATCAAATTTAGAATCTATCTGTTGCTCTATCTCAGGGTGATTGTTTCTTAAATAGAGGTAAGGTGTAACTTCTTTAGGTTTCACCGTCTCCACCTGAGCAACAGGTTTTCCGTCAGGATCGAGGAGAAGATTGACACGCGAATCACCTGACCCGTAGTTTCGAAGCATGTCGTCGCCTTGCGTACACCATCCACCTTTTTCGCCGCAGGCTTTTCCGATCTTGAAGGCTTCTTCAGAATCCGCAACGTCAGGTAGGCGTACCATGCGATAACCGTCGGGGTATTCTTTTACAACATTCCAATCGGGGTAATCACGAATTGCTTCGTTTGATTTCTTTTCTGCTTCGATCGCCATGCGGCGGCGATGTTGGTTGACTCTTGCAACGAGATCAACCATTGATTCCATAGAATTCCTGCGCGGATTTGCGAGGTCTTCAGGAGTAAGACGAAGATTGGCAGGAAGGTCGGATGTCGGGCTGAGCGCGTTGCCGATTTCGTCGGTGAGATGGTCTAGTCCGAGATACCTTGGTGCGGCAGTGTCAAGAGAATGAACAGAGCTTTCTGGAGGAATAGTTGTTAACCAAGGGTTTTCAGATAGAAGTTTTTGGTCTATTACTGAAGGGTTTCCTGTGAATTCATGTAAATATTCATCAGCTTTCTCAGGTGTCGCAAGCCAGTCCGATTCTTTCTCCCACTGTCTACCCAATTTCGTAGACGCAAACCCCTCTTCAGGGAAGCCGAGTTCTCTTCGATTTACAAAATTTGTTATCCGATTGTCAAGTTGATCAGGTTCATAATGTAAAATGCCCGACATTTCATCTTCGTAACGTTCACGAGCGCGAGTGATATCATTTGTACGTTTAACTAGATCTTCGTCGTTTGGATACTTGTTAAATGCTTTTTCTTTTGCTGCGTAATATCGATCTTCTGCTTTTTGAGCAAGGCGATCTGCACGCAGGCGAATCGGATCTTCCGGAGTCGCCATTGAGTTCTTGATGTAGTTTACAAGCGGGCCGTCTATCCATTGGTTCGTTGCTGCTTGTGGTTCTAATCTAGCGCGGTGACCTGCTAGATTAGAAACAAGTTTATTATAGAGATCAGGGTTACTTGTTTCTAATCTAGCTAATTCTTCAGGAGTGTATTTGGCGTTCAACTGTTGTAATATTTCTTCAACAGGTTTTCCTGTCGTTCCGTATGTCTTTTTCAACCCCTTCACAGCGTTTTCAACCGACCCTGTCAGCCAGTTTCCACCTTTGTTCTTGATGACGCCGAGTGCTCCTTCTGCAGGAGTTGGAATCGGCATGTCGAGCAGGCGTTTATCAGGAATCGGGATACGACCAGTGTGCCCTTTTGTCAACGGATTGAGACCGTACGACATATCGTCAAGAAGTTCGGGTGATTCACCGAAGAGAAGTGAGCCGATTTCGTGCCCTGCGCCGTAACGATTCCACGGAGAATCGGGATACTTATCTGCGGCAAGTTTCTTCGTTTCGTAACGATTCAGAAGTGCTTTAATCTTCTTTGCAAGATCTGCTTGTGGTGCGATCAAAGCATTGCGTGAAGGTGCTTTAACAGAATTTTCACGTTCTTTTAAACCGTTCAAGAATTCGTCAATAGTCTGCATGATCGCCTGCGCCGAAATGTTTGAGCGCAGTATAGCTCACCTATTTAAACTGCGTAAGGGTTTACCTTTTCAGTTCCCCATTCTTCTTCATCTTCGTATTCTTCTTTTTTAGGTTCTGGATCAATATAAATCCATTCTTGATCACGGAAGACGCTCAACGCCTGTGTGGTACAGTCAACATATTCATCGTGTGCGCTATTTGGGAACGAGCAAACCTCTCGTAAATAATCCTCAGCCCATGTCACAAACTCCCCTGGAACTTGCTTGGATTCTGGAATATAAACACGTCCGTTTAGGACCAAATGGCTGACTGCATGTAGACGCATCGATTTATCAGGCCTACCTGGATTATACTTCCTTATCGGCAATCCAGCCCGTTGTAAATCTTGAATCAAAGGGATGCCTGAACCTTTATCTTCAATCAAAAGAAGATCAACGGGTGCTTCTTGATCACCATAGGTTGCCTTGTAATCCTCTACAGCGCGAATACGGAGTTCTGGATATTTCAAATGTTCAGTCCAACAATCTAGAATCATCACGCAATGAGGTTCGTCTGGACCTGGACGAAATACGCCAAAAACAACGCACCCTGTGGGATCGTTTTCTGTTTTCTCTGTAAATGCGGTGTCGTATGACTGGATGACATATTCAAAGACCGGCATTGCTTTCTTGGCGGACCATTGCTTAAACCAGCTCCGTTTCAATATTCCTGATTCTTCGATGTCGATCAGCTCTGCGTAGATCTCCTGACGACCTAGATTTGTTCCTTCATATTGCGTAATCTGCCGCATGAATGGTGCAGCAAGATTCGTCTTGTTCTCGTAAGTGCTCCCTGTCGTCATTACGATCTTATTGATCGGATGCCTTGCGAGCTTGACCAACTGCTGGATCAACGGAGTGGGTTTCGGAGTCGTCGTTACGACGCATCGAGGGTTTGTTCCAAGGCGCAAACAGAATTGCAACATATCAAATGTCATCTGCTGCGTATTGATATCGTAACCAGCAATCTCGTCAACCCATGCGAAATCAAATTGAGGACCACGGAGACGTTCAGGTTCTTCTGCTGAGAAGAGGGAGGCTTGCGCTCCATTGGGCCACGTGACCCGACGTTTCGTTGACTCGTATAATGGACGCGCCCATGGAGGGCAAACGTTGACCAGACCGGATTGACCTTCTACCGCAACGTCGCGAGCATCACTGGCCGTTGGTGAGATGACTGCGATACGACGGGCCTGTCCTGTTTCAACCATCTCTCGTGCGAGTTCAGCTCCGACTCTCGTCTTGCCGAATCCACGACCAGCTAGTAGGATCCATGTTGCCCATTGTTTGCGGAACTCGCAAACATCATCGTTAGGATTTGGTACTTCCTTGATCCATACGTTTGGCGTAAGATGTTGGATCGGTTTCCATCCGTCTTCATCTGGAGGTTCGTATGTGATTATAACGTTTGTCTTTTCACCTTCGGTTGACATCGCTTCCTGTTGGTGGCAACTAGGAAAATTCTCGATTTTTAATTTTTTGTCTGTCTGACTTTGAGCACGCAGATACGCACACATACAATAAGAAGTCGCTTTCGATTTCTTATGATCGGGAGCCAATTGTTTTGGACGACCGAGGAACTCCCAATCGAATTGCAACTTCGCAGCGTCTTCGTCTGACATCGCACGAATCATCTCTGCGCGTTTTTTAGCAGGAAGCATATCAAACTTTTCCCTTGCACTAAGGTATTCGATTGAAGGCTTGTCAGTCGACTTAAGTATGTATTTCTCGGTCACAGTTCACCCAACTTTCCTGCGAAAATTTCGTTTATCGCATCTTCATAAATAGGGTCACTACGTTTTGTTCTCAACCATTTCATTGAAGGATCATAAGAACCTGCTTCTACATCTTGTAAAATAGATTTCAAATCATCTGGTTGATCTTTCCAAGGGCCAAAATTAGGAGTTTTTACCGAACCGACTGGGCCAGCGACATTAGGAGTACTTGTCGGCCCCATTGCCCAATTATCAAGATTACTCTTAATGTAGTCTGACATCTTAGTATCTAAAAATTCATCTACTTCCCTAGGATCATTTGCGTTTTTATAAAGAGTGGAAATTGCGTCATCTCCGAAATCTGCCCTAATCATATCTTTTATCGAAGTGTTTGCAATATTATCTTGAAGTTCTCTAGTCGCTAACCAAAAATTATCGGGTTTGGTTCTTATCAATTGATCAAGGCGATTCATAGCGTCATAACTGATATCTTCTTCATCTATCAATTTAGCAACATCAGTTGGATCAGAGATTTGATCAAATATCTCACGATTCAAATACGGGAAATAATTCGAATCTGTAAAGTTTCTAATAACTCCGAGTTTGTCTGCCAAAGAGAATCCTTGTTTTGCCACTGTCGGAGCAATCGAAGCGACTTCGTCTACTAGCGATTTACCGAGTAACGGTTCATCAAGAGCCTTTGCAGCGAGTTTTCCCAAACGGGGAATTTGTGAGGCCAATGCCATCGCTCCTCCGATCGCCGCACCCTGTTTAACAAAATTTCTTCGTGAAGGTGATGTCATACCTTTTGATAACTGATTCAGAATTGATTCACCGCCGCGCTTTGCTAATTTTGTTCCTAATTGAACTGGAGCGTAATACGCTCCGACTTGACTCGCCGTCAGCGCATCCATCGCAGCGCGAACCTTACCGCTGGTAAACGCTTTTCCAGTCGGATCCGTGCGATTCGGACGGTCAAAACCTTCTTGAGCCAATCGATCCATTGCGTCAGCGGTTTCATGCCCACCTGTCAAAAAATACGGAATAAATGGGATAATGTCGGCAGGGGAACCCATTTTTCCACCTGCATCAACTAATCTATCGGCTATCGATCTTTGTACCGGGGCCACTCGTTCAAGAACTCTTTGATACAACGGTCTAGGGACTTCTGTCAGAGAAGGAGATGAATTACCACCGTTGCGTTTGATCAAATCTAATAGTTCTTGTTCAGTCATGATAGATAACCTTTGAAGTTTATTGTCGAGTAGTATAACTCAAATTTAGGTCTATCGTCATTTTGAATCCTCGTAATCGATGTCGGTGATTTCTGCTTCAATGGCACTGAGAAAGTTTTGCTTGACTTCAGAAAATTGGATAGGGCCTCCGTTTGCGCCCGTAACTTCTGTAACTTTTGTTTCCTTCCAACCTGCTCTTGTCTTCAACCAAAAGCGCACCATGTCCGTGTCGCCTCCGAGGGCACTCTGGAGGGCGACTTTTGCTACGGCTTGATTGATGCGTTGTGCGCTTGTCTCAATCTCGTATTTATAATACTTCTCTAAGAGCTTGGGTTCAATTCTCAAGGTCGCAGCAATGTCTTGGACACTGAGGCCCAATGCGGTCATTTGCTCTACCTGCTTCGCTTGCTCAAATCCAGGGTCAAATCCAGGACTACCCTTGATGTTCGCCTGATTAATCAATGCGTCGCTTATGTTCTTTGACCATTCGGGCAGGAGATATTGTGCAACCAAAGGATCTCGGCCAAGGCCTGCAGGACCGTTCTCACCTCCAACCACATCAGTCAATAGTTCGCCTTCGGCGTTGTAACGCTTAGGAACAAATGGTTTGACTACCTCAGGAACAAAGTCTTCACCGAGGCTGAACGGTTCTTTTTCGTCGTCTTGCTTGCGTTTGCGAGGGCGTGCCATGTTATCTATCCTTTGTCTTACGAAGATTAACCAATCTTCTTTATCGAATTGTACCATAATTTTTGAAATTTTAAAATTTTTTGTCGTCTCATATTGAGAACCGTGTGACATCGCGGTTCTATAAAGCTCGACAGCCTGTCCTAATTAATAAAGCTCGACAGCCTGTCCTAATTAATAAAGCTCGACAGCCTGGGAGTAAGGGAGGTATACCATGGGACCCATCGCCGTTTATTCTAGGTTCCATGCCCCTCGCCGTTTACCTGTCGGCTGGCACGTTACTTGCTTGGTCGCCCTCACTAGTACGTTTGTACCATTGGCACGCCGCTTGCTAATAGCATAGGGCATGCCAGCACATACCCACTAGTACACATGTACCATGCACAGGTGTTGCATTGTGCAACATAGGGCTAGGGCGCGCTATAACATGCCTTGCTTGCACGCAATATGCGCTAGGCTACCTACTATACCCTAACCTATTTGCGTGCATGGCTGGCTGGCTGGCTGGCTGGCTGGCTGGCTGGCTGGCTGGCTGGCTGGCTGGCTGGCTGGCTGGTTG